CCAAGGCCGCCTGCATGATCTCGGCTACCTCAAGTCCAAGCCAGACGGTTTTTTTGGATCCATTACGGATGACGCCGTAACAGACTTCCAAGAAGCGCGCAAACTCGCCGCAGACGGCGTAGTAGGCCCAGCCACTTGGGCCGCCCTCCAGCCGCCCGCCAAGGCTGTGCCGCCTGCCGCCAAGCCTGCCACAGGCCCTAGCTTCGCCGACTGGCTGGTGAACATTGCCAAGCGTGACGTGGGCAAAGTTGAGTCCCCCCGCAACAACCAAGGCGCATGGATCAAGCGATTCTGGCCTTCCACCTCCTACCCAGACGGCTACAGCAACAGAGAGCCCTACTGCGCGGCAGCCATGGCCTTTTGGCTGGACACAGTAGGCGACGAGCTAGCCAAGGCTGGCCTGCTGGAAAGCCTGACCGGCATGAACGCCGAGCAGTTCGAGAAATGGCGCTGCAAATCGGCAGGCGCGTGGGCTTGGCAGGCTTGGGCCAAGAAGGCCAAGGGCGTGACTGTCTTGCCCGACTCCGCCACGCCGCAGAAGGGCGACATCGTAGTTTTCGATTTTTCCCACATCGGCCTAGTCACCGGCCAGCCCGCCAAGGGCCGGATCGCCACGATTGAGGCCAACACAGGCCCGGCTGGCGAGCGGGACGGGGACGGCTGCTGGGAGAAGAACCGCCCGCAAGAAGTGGCCCGCTGTTTCCTTCGCTTCAACTTCGCATGACCGAGGAGCGCGTAGCTTTTGAACTCCACCGGCAAGTCGCCAAAGCCGCCCATGGGCAAGATCACCACCACGTCACCACCGTTCTCACCCGCGCCATGTGGCAAGTCTTCTTGCGCGGCATCGGCATCCCAGACCATGAAGAACCAAACGCAGAAACGATTTTCTCCAAAGCTCGCCGTGTGGCGGGCTCTCACACTGTTGTCTTGGATGTGCCGGGTATGTGGGCAGTGTCACGTTTGACTCAAAATCCATGAAACTTTTTGTGAACTACTACTGGCCTGATGGCGACGAAAGAACCGCCGTTGCAGTGCTGCGTGAAGTCCAGCGGCTCCCTGGTTACTTGAAACACGTCAAAAGCTACCGCACCTGTATTCAGGCTGGCGGCAATGTGGGCGTGTACGCTCAATGGCTGGCGCGGCACTTCCAAACGGTCATCACTGTGGAGCCAGATCCCGAGAATTGGGAGTGCCTTCAAAAGAACTGCACCGCGCCTAATATTGTGGCTCACCACGCTGCGCTAGGGCACCAGCCCGGCTTTGTGCAAACCTTCCGCCCGCCTAGCGAAGCGTCCAACTATGGAGCCACTATGGTAAAGCCCGCGCACTCTGGCGCTCCCATCAAGATTATTGACGATATGCAGCTTGGGAGTTTGGATTTCCTACTACTCGATGTGGAAGGCTACGAGACTCCCGCCATCCTTGGAGCCGCCACCACCATTGAGCGGTGTCGCCCTGTCGTTGCCGTAGAGGCCAAAGGGCTAGGCTCTGCCCACGGCTGGCCTGACGCCATGGCCCACGACTGGCTAACTGCGCGAGGCTACAAACTGGCCGAGTCGATAGGCCGCGACAACATTTACACTCCATGAACTTCGTTTGCGTCCTCAAATCAGGCGGCATCTACACCCCTGCCCATGTCGAGCGCCTGCGCGCAATGGTCTGGCAGCCTGTCACATGCCTGACGGATTGCCCAGACGTGCCCGGCCCCACTTTGCCGCTCCGGCATGGCTGGCCCGGTTGGTGGTCTAAACTTGAACTCTTTGAGCATGACCTTGGGCACGTCTGTTACTTCGACCTGGATGTGACGGCGCAAAGCCTTGACTGGCTGAAAGACCTCGACTCCGCCGCCTTCTACGCCATGGCCGACGCCTACCAGCCGGGCGGCTGCCCGGTCAATAGCTCAGTCATGGTCTGGCAAGGCCCCATGCCTGCCATCGTGGCTGGCTTTGGGCCGGAAGCTATGGCGGGCTGTCCTGGCGGAGATCAGGAATGGATATGGCGCAAGCTAGGGAGTGCTATTCGTTTGATCCAGCCGCCCGCCGTAGTGAGCTACAAGAAGCACGGCAAGAAGGCCGAGTATGGAGTGGTGGTGTATCACGGCAGGCCAAAGCCTTGGGATGTCGCAGAATTTGAGCATGAACTACTGGCGCTTTTCCCAAACTCTGTGCTGCCACGCAAAGAACAGTACGAGGTAGCTTGGGGGGCGCTACACACCAATGTTCAAAGGTATTCCACAGGCGAGCGGGCACATGCAAAGTGTTGGCTTACTTATCGCGCTTTCGACGGCGAGGTTACATGGAATGACTGGTTGAAGAATGTCGATGCGGTGAAATTGCCACAAACTGGCCAGCCTAAAATGGATGCCCGCTGGTCCACCTCGCAATCCGCCGCAGAGGTGTATCTCAAAATCAAGAATGAAGCACCATGGATTGAGGAGGCTAAAGGCTACCTAGCAACCTGCCAAACAACTTCCGTCTTAGCTGACAACCCTGGAGCTTGCGCCAACTTAGTCCGAGTCGGGAGCCTGCTAGCCTACAAGCAGTACTTGGACGGCGACGAGGAAGAGTGCGCCGTCACCGTATCTGAGGTTTATCGGCTTTGGGGTGAAACGTGGACGAAAATCAATCCCATGGAAAACCCGTACCGCTATATCGAGATGCGAAAGGACTCAACCCCGTTGTATCTGATGATGCGCCTCATGCACGCCATGGGCCGCGTTTCAGTGTATTTCTATAAACCAGAGTGGGCCGAAAGTTTATTCAAAACAGAAGAAAAATCGCCGTGGTGGAGATGCGTTCTCACACTTGCGCGCCATCCCCGTTGCCTCTGGTGAATCTCCCTTCTGTTATCGGCATCACCATCGCCACGCCGGGCTATTTTGACTTGGCGGAAACTGCCGCCGCCAGTTTCCGCAAGTATGCCCGTGCTCCAGCCCTAGTCCTGACAACGGATGAGGCTGGGTACGACTGGAAATACACGCTGCCCGAGATCGCCGGAGATCGCGTTTTTTGCTTCTTCGATTCAGACGTACTTTTCATCAAGCCCCTAGACCTCGCCCCCTTCCGCAACATCGCAGGCATAGCCGCCGTCCGGGACGCCAGCCGCCAAGCCCTCGACTCGTTCTGCCTGCCTGATGCCTTGGCCCTCGACTTCCCGCCTGACAGATACTGCAACACCGGCTTTTTCTTCGCCAACGCCCGCCAGCCTGCCGTCCGGGCCGCCTTCGACTTGGCCCGGCGGCTCATGGCAGAAAGCCGGGCTGGCATTGGGCCAGTCTTGAAGGATGTAACCGAGCAGAGCATACTCAATGCCGCTTGGCATAGGGCTGGCGTGGATATGATGTTTTTAGGTAACGACTGGAATTTCTGGCCCCATGCCTGCCATCGCGGATGGCTGGACTGGCAGGGCGGTATTAAGGTGCTTCATGCCGCCGGGGTGCCATTAGCCGAGAAGGCCGCCTTTCTGGAAAGGCACCGTGCAGTTTTCGAGCCGTAAGATTCCCCTTGCAAGAAAGTCATAACTACACACAATATAGCCAATATGTCCGACACCACGACAGCGCCTTTTGATCCTGCCTCACTTTTGTATGGCAGCCTAGATAAGTCCCCAGAGGCCTTCGCTTCCTCCTTCACCGCCGGGGCCGCCAAGCCAGCCCCCGTGAATGCGGCCCTTTTGCCCGACCCCGACGACGCCACCGGCCACGATCCCGCCAATCCAGTGCCCGCCACAGACCCAGGCACCTACGAACTCAAGCCAGATAGCGAAGTCACCGCCCCAGCCGAGGCTGTGCCCGGCCAGCCTGCCCCAGCCGCCGAGCCGGTTGACTTGGCACCTGTCTTCACGCAGGCCCTCGAAGATTACAACTTCGCCGCCCAAGCCGCCCAGGAGGCCGCCCAGAAGCTCGCCGACCTCCAGAACAACGCCGAGGGCATTGCCGAGTTTACGCCCGAGATGGCCGACGCCATGGAGGCCAAAATGAAGGCCGCCGCCGCCGCCGAAAAAGCGTTTGAAGAAATCGGCGACGACTCCCTTGAACTGGCAATGAGCCAGTACCCCGAACTGCGTGACGACAACCACCCCGCCACCTTGGCCGTAAAGAGCCTGCTCGCCGTGAACCCCGAGTTCGCCAGCAGCAGCCCAACCGCCGTGGCCGAGTATGCCGCCAATCTGGCCGCCCAGATGCGCGCCTCAAAATCTCCCGCCGTGCCAGTCAGCCAGCCTCAGCCCGCCCCTGGCCCCGTGCCAGCCAAGGCCCCGGCTGCCCCGGCCTCGACCAGCGTAGCCATGGCCCAGCGCCCCGCGCCCGGCCAGCCAACTGCGCCTGACATCGTGGCCCAGGTCCGGGCGGCAGTCACCGGAGGCGCAGGCCTTGCCGGGCTGTTTGACTCAGTGCTTGGCAATTCGCCTTCGCTGGGCAGCGTAAGAATGTCTTGAGATAGCGGTAGCCGAAAGGCAGCCGACGCCTGTGTGGCGTGACGACAGATTAACAAGGCCCAAGAAGCCTTGAGGAACAATCTGCTCGCAAATCACCACCACACTACCGTAATGGCCTCATATACCGAAATCAACGCTCAGACCGTTCAACAGCTTGTTGATCAGTCCCCCACCTACGCACGCCAGATCCTCTGGGTGTCCTCTATCGCCTTCGATAACGAACGCTACAACCCGTTCTCTGAACTCATGGGCGGACTTGGCTCCGTTAAGCCCGTTAAGGAAGTGCTCGACACCGCCAAAGTGCGCGGCAACACCATCGTGTTCAGCTCCGAAGCTGGCCTCGGTGGCAAGGGCGTCCAGGGCAACACCAACCTCGTCGGCGCTGAAGAAGTCCGCAAGTACAGCCAGTTTACGCTGACTATCGGCCTTCACCGTCACGCCGTCGCCGAAACCGTCACCACCAAGGATCTGACGTTCATCGGCACCACGTTTGACCAATCGGCCCGCCGTGGCCTCAACGAATGGGTGCAGCGCCTCAAGTGCGACTGTATCGAAGCCGTGATGATCGGCAGCCTGGAGAGCTACAACACTCTCTACGCTGGCAACAAATCCAGTGTCAACGCCCTCACCTCGACTGATGTTGTCACTAAGTCCACGATCTCCCAAGCGAAGATCATGGCGAACGGCATCAAAATGCAGGAAATCGAGATTGCCCGTGGCCCCAACGGCCAGCGCATCCTCAAGTACTTCTTCCAGGGCAACGACTACCTGTTCCAGGGCCTGCGCGAAAACTCGACTTGGGAAAGCCTGCTCGCCACTGCTGGCACACGCGGCCCTACCAACTACCTGTTCGCGGGCAGCCTGCCGGAATATGATGGCGTCATGCTCAACAACTGGGCAGTCTCCAACACCGCCGCTGATGCTGCCCAGGGTGCGTTCTGCGCTCCCCGTGCCTACCTCGGCGTGGCAATCGCAGCAAAGGCCACCACCACCACCCTCACCGCTCTCAGCGGCGGCGGATTCAATGGTAGTTCGGTGCTCACCACCAACGCCGTTGCGAAGACTGCAAACGACTACTTCCGCTACTTTCCCGGTGCTCCGTTCACCGCGTTCGAGCAGACGTTCATCGCCTCCAACACTGACAATAAATACCTCATGGTCATCAACGGCTCGGGTGCGGATGCTGGCAAGTTCAGTTTCTTCAAGTACACCACGACCGATGGCTTGACCATCTCCGACACTGGCCTTACCCGCCTTGGCTCCACGACCTCGGGAGACTACGAAACCACCCTCACCGGCTCCACGATTACCTGGGGGACGGCTCCTTGGACCTCTACCTACCTCACGGAAGGCATTATTCCAATCGGTTCCCTGATGATCCCTTGTAACAGCAAGGGACAGCCGTATGTGTGCGGCTACTTCCTCGGCAACAATGCCGTGTACTGCGGCTACGGCACCGTCAACGGCAAGGCCAGCACGGCCATGGGCCAGCGCGTCACCCAGGAGAACGACTACACCAACCGCTTCGGTATCGGTGTCCAGATGGTCTGGGGCGCAACCGCGTATAAAAACGCCGCGCTCATCAAAAACGGCTACATCGTCGTTTACGGTGCTTGGAACGCCCCCGGTATGCCGGAGGTGAGCTAACGGTCACGCCTTGGGGCCGCCTAGCCCACCCGCCGGGCGGCCCTTTTGGCAAACTCAACGCAACCCTCTAGCTACCTACTTCAATGCTCCAGATCACTCCCATTCCAACGAATCCGGCGGACCTGCCAGCCCTTCTGGGCTCCAGCCTGTCCACCAATCACCGCGTCTTTGTTTACGACTCGTCCAAGCCATCCGGCGATCCTCGGATCTGTGCCGACATGACCTTGGCTCAGTTTTTCAGCGGCGTGAATGCCCTCGTCAACGCAGGCACAATCAGCGGCCCGCGTTCCGATGTGGTGGAAGCCGTCACAGCAACCGCAGGCGGTGTCGCCATTGCGGCAGCCTCCAGCCACGTCACTGTCACCAGCGCAGGTGCCAACGACATCGTTATCTTGCCCGCCCCCGTGGTAGGCAAGCAACTTGTAATCAACGTCGCTGCAACCGGCTTTGAGCTTCGCAGCTCAGACCCGGCTACCATCGCCATCAACGGCGGCACAGGCGCTAGCGCAGAGTCCGCGATTGCCGCCAACTCCACATGCTACCTCACATGCGTCTCCGCGACTGCATGGAAAGGCTGGTTCATGGATGCCGACGGCGACCTTGCCAAGATCGAAGCCGCCGCCTAAGCCGCCCGGCCAAACAATCAGCCAGCCCGGCCTTGCCTTTTCGGCGGGCCGGGCTTATTGTTGGCCTACGACATCCGATGCCAGTCCTAGCCCCCATCACCCGCCCCGCCACGGCCAAGCAAGCCGCCATCTTGGCCTTCTGCCGAGCCAGCCACGCCGAGACAGGCCGCCTGCCAAGCAGCCGGGCCATCCAGGCCAAGTTCGGCCATGCCAGCCAGACGGCGGCCTTGTTCCACCTCTGGGCGCTCGTTCGCCGGGGGCTGCTGGCGTATGATGGCAATGCGCTTCCCAAAAACCGATTCACTATCAAACCATGATTACTCATCTCCAAATCACCTACCCGCAACACCCCGGCCAAGCCTTCCCCATCGCCGCCAGCAACGGCCAGACCTTGCCCACCCGCGCCCGCTCAGACGTGAGGCCCAAGAAAGGCTACCCAGTTCGCATCTTAACCCGCGCCGAGTGGGACGACCAGAACAAGGTGGCCGGGCCATACTTGGCCGCCTACCAGCCCATGCGGCCAGTGCCAGACGTGGACTTCGAGGCCGAGGACGGCAGCCTGCACCCGACGGCGGAGGCTTGCTTGGCGCATGAGCTACAGGCCCGCTTTGGCGTGGAGATGCTGGCGGAGGTAGAGGCCCAGATGAAGGCCATAGCCGAGGCCGCCAAGCTCACGGTGGGCGATGTCGAGGCGGCACTCTACGACAAAAATGGTAATCCGCCATTTTCCGGCGTGCCAGAAAGCCAGACAGAAGCCCAGCCCACCCAAGCCGAGGCCGCCCGCCTCCTAGCCAGTGCCGTTAGCCAGCGCGGCCTCAAAGTAGCCGAGGCAGCCACAGCCACCGGCCTCACGCCCGCCCAGGTGCGCGCCACGGCCAAGAGCCTGCCGGGCCAGTTTGTGGAGAAAAACGGCAGAGTGTTCCTTGTCAGCTAACTGCCATTAGCCATGTCCACCCACCGCCCACGCCTCACCGCCGGAGCCTATGCCGCCAGCCTCCGCGACATTGCCCCCAGCATCACGCCCGACCTCAAGGCCGCCCTAGCCTCCGGCCCACTCAGCCTAGCCGCCCTCGCCGCCAAGGCCGGGCACAGCTTCCCCGTCACGGCCTCGGCGGTCAGGAGCCAGCCAAAGGCCTTTGCCGAGCGTGGCGGGCTGGTTTACGCGCTCTGAAAAGGGCTTGCCCACGGCTGGCGGGCGGGGTATAGCTGAGGAATGGCTATAGTTGCAGAAATCACCAACGCATTGC